AGATATTGGAGCGGAAGGGTGGTACTAACCCACCTTCTATACGTTGGCAACGTATCGTAATATCTTTATACTACATCCGCAAACTTGGAGCGGGCGACCGGATTCGAACCGATTCCGACAGCTTGGAAGGCTGTGTCCTCTCCCAGGAGAACGCCCGCATATTGGAGGATCCATCCAGATTTGAACTGGAATCCCATGGGTTAAAAGGCCAGTGCTTTACCTATTAAGCTATGGATCCATTGTCTCTCGGGATGCTTCCACACACCCCTTCCCGTGTGCCCTTGTGGAAGTATTGGCTGCCACGGAGTATCTTTGGTGAACCTGGAAGGAATCGAACCTTCAACACACGGATTAAGAGTCCGCTACTCTACCAATTGAGTTACAGGTCCATAATTGGTGACTCCTGGGGGAATCGAACCCCCCTACCGAGATTGAAAGTCTCGTGTCCTAACCGATAGACGAAGGAGCCATATTGGCTCGGGCGGCAGGTTACGCTCCTGCATACAACTGGTTAACAGCCAGCGATCCTTACTATTTGATTACACCCGAATATTACTATTACGCCAACGGACCAACAATGACCAATAGGTCGCCCTATCACCGTTTACCATTTACTTTGATTCTCCCGAATCTGCACCTGTATCGAAACTAGGTCCGGATCAAATCTTACCGTATCATTTGTCAACGTTTCGAACCGTAGTTTGATCCGTTGGCGTAATAGTAATGGAGGGCTGCCCCGGAGTTCAACCGAGTTCCCAAGGATTTGCAGTCCCGTGCCTTAGCGTCCGACCCGCAGCCCAATTACTATATTACTATAGCCAGATTCAATTGTCAAACAGCCTTTAGTTAGGCAATCTTATACTCTTTATACTTGCGCTGTAAGGTAACAGTACCTTGCGCCTTCAAGCGAGTATAGTCCTTGAATGCCGAACCATCTTTATCATGGTACTCTTTACGATAGTTTACCCGACCGTTACGGTCAGAGGCTTCAACTATCCAAAAGTAATCTCGTTTAACAGTTTCGTCTCTCATCCGCTTGTCTCTCTCAATCATTCGCATACTATATAGGCTTCAAAACACAAAGTCAAGAACTTTTTTCAACTTTTTTCTGCGACAATTTGACGCACCACTAATCTATTGACTTTGTAGACTGTTGACATTTATTTGGTAGGGGTGCCAGGTAACGCTCCTGGTCGAGAACGGTAATCGGCCGCTAAAGGGTTTATAAATCCCTCTTGTGTCTTACACCCACCCCCACAGTTATTACAGATATCCTAGGATTCCACCGATGGGGAATACAAAGATACCGATGCAGCGAAGGATAAACTTTGCCGTTATAGGATTGTCAATGCTATGCCAGATAGCCACGACATTGAAGATCCAGCCTAGCACCAGAGCGCTGGCCGTAGTTAGCATACCAACAATAGTGCCAATGGCGATAACACCATCCCAATTTTTCACTTTCACATCCTCATGTAATGGCGGTCCCGGAAGGATTCGAACCCTCGACCTTGGGAGTAGAAATCCCCTGTTCTATCCAGCTGAACTACGGAACCAATCTCTTATTGTCTGAACAGTATATAGGCACCTGGACGATTTGTCAAGCAAAATTTGCCAAAAAATTTTCATTTATGTTTTTCACAGGAACTTTCTGTAGAATAAAGGAAGGAGTGAAGCCAGCGAAGCCACCTCCACGTTCAAGGAATTGGCATAGTTCCTGTGCGTCATCTTCAAAGAAAAACTCCGCAACAACCTGCTCACTGGCCTTTTCATACACACGCCAGTATAGCTGGTCATCGGCATCGAACTCGTGGTAATATTCATAGTGCTTCATACTTTAAGTCCTTTGAATTTGTTGCTCTTGAAGTTACCTGTTGGTGCAGGAGTAGGTTTGAAATCCTCACCTGTATCAACAATGTCCTTTGCTGATGCTTCTACATCATACAGCCTCATCTTCGTCTTGTCAACCCCTATGACATCTCTCTTGTGCCGTGAAGGATCCGCATAGCGGTTCTTCAATTGCTTAACCATAATCTGGTTCAACTGCTCCAACTGTTCTGTGACAATAAGGGCCACAAAGAAGTCGGCAGTTGCGGGAAGACCAAAAGACTCGGAAGTATCAGTAAGGTCAGGGTCGGACGAACCATAGCCACCTCTGGTCAACTGTGTGGCTGACCAGATAGGCACATTGAACTCTACCGCCAATCCTCGCAATTCTTCGGCAATCGATTTGATATAGGTGTATGAATTGACACCGTTGCCTGGCTTGATACGAGCCGAGGCGCAAATGTTAAGATAATCAACCATGATAACATCTGGCACGAATCCTTTCTTGAGGTTCAATTCATTCAATAGTGATCTGAAATGGACAGTGGACGCCGAGGCAGTTGGATACTCCTTGACAATCAACTTACCATTGGTCTTGTTCTTAAGATTCTCAATCTTCTTATCATACAGGTCTCTTGGAAGAACCATAAGATCATCCATTGAGATGTTAAGAACATTGGCATCGATACGCTTGGCGACTTCTTCTTCGGCAAGTTCCATTGAGATATACAGGACATTCTTACCCTGGTTTATGTAACCAGAAGCAAAGTGACAAAGAGTAAGTGACTTACCGACACCGACACCGGCCATAACGATGTTGAGAGTTTTTCGAGGAATGCCATTCTTGGTAATCTTGTTAAAGTAATCCAAGTCAAATGGCAGTCTTTCTTCTACACGGTGGTAGTATTCAAATCGATCATTCGCTTGCTCTATATAATCGTGACCAACATTCGGATCAAAAGATATACCCAAAGCATCAGACAATAAAGAAGGTATAGCGCCCTTAGTCTGTTTCCCTCGCCCATTCATAATCTCCAATGATGTAGTGATGGCATTATAGATGGCCTTCTCCTGACAAAACTTTTCAGTATTGTCCAAAAGCCAATCCGTGTTAGTCTTTTCTGCGTCATCATTAAGTTCTTTTAATGTTTCACGCAAATTCTTAACAGTATCATCCGTCGTTCCACGAATGTTACTAATCTCAATATCAAGAGCATCAAAGGTTGGTTGTTGATTATATTTAAGGACGAAGCCGGCTACTTCGTTGAAAAGTAGCCGGTCTTCCATACTGGAAAAGTATTCCTCTTTAAGAAACGGTAGAACCTTCCTCGTGTAATCCTCGTTCTTGATCAGGTTCTTTAGTATCGTTTGTTCCAGTCTCACTCATACCCTCCGCTTCCGATGCATCTAACAATAGAGTATTTAAAATCAAGCCCAATGTAGCATTGAACTTTTCATTCTTCCTCAATGTTACCATAGATAGATCGTTTGTCTTATCAATCTCATACTCAAAAGATATGCGAGGAATGTCATCCTCACCTAACTTAAATGCGACAGTGGTGTAATGATACACCACTCCTGCGAAAGGGTCAAGCATTAATTCGATAGGACAGGTAGAACCTTCCTTCTTCGCATCAAACATATCATCACGAAACTTGTAATCAGTTCCCAGTTCCATCTTCTTCTACCTCCGCATTATATTTACCATAAAGGAAGTCAGCCTGACAACCTTCTTCAATCAAGTCAAGAACATCCTGTGTAAAGAACTTTTCAGGGTTCTTTTTGATGGCCTTTTCAAACTCTTTACGACCATCTGGGAACTCATACTTGTTTGATACTTTCTTTACAATACCATACTTTTCAGCAAGTGTCAATAGACCATAATACTTGTCCAGACCTTCCTGATAGTTTAGCCAAGTCTCTACCTTGCGATCCTCAATGGTCATGCGAGACTTCTTGAGGTGTGCAGTAATGACCGCACCGGTGCGACCGTCCTCGTCGTCCAGTGTCTTGTCCTTCTTCTTTGATAGAAAGACAATGGTTGAAGCGGCGTATTCAAGACCTGAACCACCGCCCATCTTCTTCATTGGAACATATGAACCAACTACATCATAGACATGATTGGTGACGATTAGTGGAACTCGTGCCTTACCAAGTTTCAGTGTAAGAACACGGAAAGCACCACGAACCAACTGGGCTCTGGTCATATCACGAGTATCTTTACCGTCGGCAATGTCCTGCATCTCTTTATCAGTTGATAGATTGCCGAGTGAATCGAGAACAAAGATCATTGGTGGCTTTTCTTTGCCTTCAATATACTTGTCCAGGATCTTGACTGCCTGTGTGCGGAACTCCTGAACAGTAGCAACAGGAACAATAGCCACACGCTTGGCATCAATACCACGGTCAGTAATAAACTGTTTAGAAATGGCAGACTCGGACTCAAAGTAGAAAACAAAGCCGTTTGGATTATCTTCCAAGAACTGCTTTGCCACATTGAGAGCATAGAATGTCTTACCAACAGAAGGCTCACCGGCAAATGCTGTAACCTTGTTCTGTGGTAGTCCACCATAGATTGAACCAGATAGCAAGGCATTCATGGCATATGAGCCAGTGCCAATGAAACCTGAAACGTCACCAGCAGCAACACCATCATCGACAATGCCTGCATACTCGTTATCAATCTCTGAAATTAGCTGGTTAAAAATATCTGACATAAGTTTCTCCTTGTTGTCAGTCAGTCGCTATAACAATCTCGTTACGCAACTTCCTTAAAGTGTTTTTGTAATTCGGGTGATAGTTTCTTTAACAGGTCACCACCCACACCTACACGAACTACGTTAGCAAGTTCGATGATGTTATTAGTATCTATACTCTCATCTGGCACAAACTCATAAAGACGAGCAGGTGAATGTTTATACTTTTCGTCTTTCTTATTCTTCGCCATGATAGATCCTTTCTTTGGTAAAGTCATATACGGTTGGACACTTGGACGCTAGATAGTCCCAAAGGTCTTTCTTAGTGTTTAAGTTCTTGGTTACTTCTTCAAACTCCTCTGCTAAGTTCACTTCGGCATCATTAGCTGAATGAATGAAATGTAAGTCTGTAGAATAGTAATGTAAGCCAGTAGCCACGGCATTCATACCATCATTGTTAAACCTTGTTACATTGTATTTGGCATCAAATGCTTGAATGAATGAGTCGTCTCTTGAATTACCACGATGCAGAGACTTATCAACATCGCAATAGCTTCTTCTACCAACATCACGCCAGTATTCTGTATCGTCTCTATAAGAGAGTGAATAGTGTAGTGCAACGAACTGGGCGAAGCCATCAAACATTGAACGGCATGACCAGTTGAAACTATTACGGTCAAACTCTGAAACCATATGTGCCTCTTGGTCTCTATCGATTGCACGAAGCAAACGAACAAGGAACATATGAACAGAATAAAGACCATTACTCTCTAGTGGTTCAATAAAGCCAGCAGATAGACCAATGGCACAAACATTCTTAACCCATAGACGGTTTGAAATGCCTGTCTTGAACTTGATTAGACGGAACTTCTGATCTTCATGTAGCTTACCTTTGCGCTTTAGATGGGCTTTAAACTCCTCTAGGGCATCCTCATTAGAGATATACTTATCAGAGAAAACGTAGCCAGTTCCTAGACGGCTCCACAGTGGAGTATTCCAGACCCAGCCATTACCAAGAGCCCAGCAATCGGTGTATGGTACAATCTCTTCCCTCTTGTTATCGTATGGAATCTGTGCTGCCCATGCCGAGTTGTTTGGTAGAATGTCATCATATGAAATGAATGGTTCTTTTAATGCACCACCTAGAAGGATTGATCGAAAGCCTGTGCAGTCGATAAAGAGATCGCCGGTGATCTCCTCACCATTATCAAGAACCAGCTTTTCAATACCATCTTCATTTGTTGGTATGTCACTCACCAATGCTCTAATGTGTTTCACACCACGAGGCACGGCATACTTGTCACGCAACCAAATAGCAAACTTGACCGCATCGAAATGATATGCAACATCTCTCTGGAATAGAAAACTAGGTATCTTTGCATCTAGAGAAATACGATTAGCATTAACCAGTGACATGATTGGATAGACACAATCAGCATAGTCCGAAACTGGTGTATTAGGATACAGAAACTTTTTTAGATACCAATCATTCTTGGCATACTTGTTACCTGTAACATCAATACCACCAAAAGGATAGTGGAAGGTGCCAGAACCTACCTTATAAAAGTCAGTGAAACTAATAGACATCTTATAAGTGGCATCACATGCTTTCATAAAGTCTGTGTCTTTAATCTGCAACAGACGCAACCACTCATTGATAAAGCCTAAAGTGGATTCACCAACACCCACAGTAGGGGTGTTGGGATCCTCAATTAGAACCACTTCTCTTCCTGGCAATCTTTGTATAAGAGTAGCAGCGGTCATCCATCCGGCTGAACCACCACCTACAATGACAATCTTATTGATTGGTTTACTCATGAGAAGAAATCCTCTAGGCTTGCTACACGTTCGGACTTCCAATCGATAGCATTGAGAATGATCTTCAATGGCTCAAGAAAGGCTTTGTCGAACTGTGTATTATAATCGATATACTTGTGCAAGTCAAACTCTTCCGGCAAACCACTAGCAGGGAAGCTAATGATGTTTGACTGAATATGGTTTGGCTCTTTCAGGTATATGTATTTAAGTTTCTCACCAGTCTGAATCATCGGATACTTACAAACAAGGTTATTGCTCCATAGAAGGTGATTATATAAGATAGCACCACGAACATGAATAGGACATCCGGATGCAAATAGGCTCTTTTTATCTTGCCACTTAACGAGAGCATTGAGGCCACGAGGAAATGAAATGTCCGCCAAAGGCAGAGTTTCAAATTCACCACGGAAAGTTTCAATGAAAGACTGAATAGCCGCTTCGTCTGATCCAAAGATAACATCAATAGATTCCCTTAGTTTCTCTCGACATGCTGTAGGTGTGGATGACTTGATCATTTCAAGGCCCATAACCTTCTTCTTTGGCTGGGCATACTGCACACCCTCGGAGTTATGGACGTTTAGAATGTATCGCTTCTTGGCAGTCCAGATTGCTTTGTCTGCCAAGACTTCACGCTTCATGACAATCTTTTGTTGAAAGACGTTAGTGTATTCGCCAAGTTCTCCGCAAGCCTGATCAATAACAGGTTGCAGTTTACTTTCACATACTCTGTCCAAGAAATTGATGGCTTTCGCAGGATCTTTAACATCACTAGGCAGCGTCTTATGTACCACTTCTGCAAGGTTAAGATACACGGAGTCAGTATCGACTGCAATAACGAAATCTTCATTTGTCTTTAATACCTTTCTTAGGTATGAGTTGATTGAGTTTTCAATCCAGCGGATCGAAAGCTGACCAGTGGTCGTGACGGCGATGGCATTCCGTAGATCGAAGAACCTAAAGTATTGAGACCCCAACGCACCGTATAGCGAATTGAGCGAAACTTTTTTAGAGAGTTGCAGGTTCTTGAACTTAGCAATCTCTTTTTTGAGTTGTGCTTTCTTTTGCGGGTCAGTCTCAACCTCGTATTTTGTTTCAGCATCTAACATAGCCTTCTTATAGATTTTGCGGTCAGCAAACATCTTCTCAATCATTTCAGGCATAAAGCCTTGCTTGTCACGGCGATAGAACTGACCGTTAGCTGTCAGGCAAACATTGTCAGCGTTAAGGCAAGATGTGTCGATGCCCTTACAAAGAAGTTTATCAACGGATACCCCATCGGAGATAAGACGACGCATATCATCAGTATAATCGTCAGCCTCAACAATCGTTTCGGGAGAAATGTTGCTTCCCATAATAACAGACGGATACTCGCTATTAACATCGAAAGAAGCCACCCAATTGTGAAAACCCACAATAGGGTCTTTAACATAAGCACCAACGTATGCAGCATCTTTCTCATGCCTTTCAATAGGTGGAACTACAATGTTCTTTGCCTTGAGGTGATTGTAACAGATAACATCCCACATGCGAACTTGTGTAAACACATCTTCATAGTTACACTTGTTATCATATGAGAGAGTAAGAGCCAATTCAATTAGCTTATGCTTTTCTTCCAACCTGCGAACGATATCAACGTCTTTGATGTTATAGTCAATGAACATTTGATAGTTTTCTTTATACAGGTTATGGAGAGAGCCATACTCGTCATATGATAACTTGCGTTCACCCAATTCAACATGACCAATATTATCCAACTTATAGGATTCTTGTGACTTGCCATCAGGAGCATACCAGCGGTATAGCTTCATGAAATCAAGTAGAGGCACACCAAGAATACCATAAGTATTCACCTTCTTCATACCAACGTCAACGAGTCGTGGAGATATAACATTCCAAGGTGATAGCTTCTTAGCTTCACTATCACCAAATAGCTTGATGATACGGTTGACCATGTAAGGGATATCGAACGCTTCAATATTCCAGCCAGTCACAACGTCAGGTGTGTTAGATTGCCACCAGCCAACAAACTTGCGGACAAGGTCAAACTCATCCGAACATTTGTAATAGATCACATCGTCACGAGTGTTATCATAGTCACCACAACCGAATGTAGTGAACATGTTATTCATATGAACTGTGATAGCTATTAGAGGTTCATTGGCATCGTCAGGTTCAGGAAAGCCATTGTCAGAACCCGTTTCAATATCGATGTTAGCAACGTTAATGTCGTTGATGTTCCAATCAATCTGGCCAGGGAACTCGTCAGCAATGAAACAATACTGATAACGATTGTTGCCATAAATCTTGAAACTTGCAACTCCATCATATTGCTTGATAAAGTCACGAGCCTCACGGATTGAACCTTGCTTAACAGGCCCAACATACTGTCCGTGAATGGTCTTGTATTTTGTTGGCTTGTCGGAAAGCACGAATAGCGTCGGGTTATAATCAATTCTTTGACTAACCCGACGGCCATTCTGGACACCACGGTACAGGATCTTGCCACCCCATACCTCAACATTAGTATAAAAGTTATTCATTAAGGTGTGATAATCTTGCTTGAAGGTAACTGGATTCCACCGAACAGACTGTTATACTGATTTAGAAAGTCTGTTAGTGGTACTGCTGTTGTTACAACCAGGTTACGATTGAATGTAAGTTCTTTCGTTTCACTAAACTGTAGATATGGAGCAAGACCAACCTGTGGTGTCTTGGCATCCATACGGTCCGGAATAACAACGATACGGACAGGATTCTTAACTGTAAGTGTGCTATCGGTTTCTGATAGAACCTCAGCGATAACTTCCTCACCACCGAGGAACTTGATAAGTGTTACATTTGTTGCCATTAGTTTACAATCTCCATTAGATAGTCATAAACGCCGACCGTGACCCACTTCGTAGGAATGTGGCTCATTCGGCTCCCATTTTCACCTATAAAGGTGTATGTGTTATCAAGATCCATAATCTTGACAATTCTCTCCCACTTGCCATCAAAGGCACGCTGCTTAAACTCCTCAGCGAGGACATCAACTTTCTTACCATTAAAAATCATACGCAATCTCCTTAGTCCCATAGACCCTGATAATACTTTCCGAATAGTCGGAAGCCGTTTTGTATTCTGTCATTATACAACTTCATGCCATCAAAGTCAACCCAATAGTCTGGATTGGTTTGATTTACTTGATACATGGCGTTTTCATCATCTTCACTGCCTGAAACAAGAGTCCACTCATAATCTGTTTCACCATGGCGGAACTGATCTTCCCAGGAATCATCAAGTTTGCTTTCAAAGGCAAAGATCATTTCATTGAGAACCCATTCCCATCTGTAATGAACCCAGTTATCATAACCATCAGGATTGCCATATCGCATATATGGAGGCAAATCTTCGTCATCAACCAATTGAGAACCGTGCTTGGTTTCTTGTAGTTGCTTGAGCATTGGAAGGATGATATAGGCGAGAGTGTGATCCATTGACCAAGTATCATACTTGTCGATACGCACCTTGATATCACGTTCACCACGGATTTTATGAATCCGTTCACAAAGATCACTCACCCAAGTCTTGGCAAGCCAATCACCAATCTTGTCTCTGGTTTCTTCACTTGCGAATGGAATGAGATTTGCGATCTGGTAGGGACCCCACCATTCTTTATACGGACCGATGTAGACTTTCATAATGTTTCCTTATTTCAATTTTGATGTTATAAGCGCAGGAAGCGCAGACTACGGAACAACCGTGCTTTTCCATAATCTCTTGCACGGACGGAACATCACCTTCATGATGCTCAAGGATTTGTTTAACAGTATTGGAAGATAGGGCGTTACAGGAACATAAGATCATTGCTTCCTCTCCTAATACTATATATTATAGCAGAAGCCTCGGAGGTGTCAAGATGCCTATTAATAGTTGGACAATCAATCTTGTTTTAGGACTCATTTTTTCCGTCATGGTAGGCGGCGGCATTTATATATGGAAGTCTTCCATTGAAACAAAAGCCTTGTTCGAATACAAGTCACAGCAAATAGAAAAAGCCTTCGAGCAACAAAGAAAAGCAATGGAAGATACCGCTGCTATGTTGAAAGAAAGCACCGAGATTGTGGCTGACCTCAAAAACAAGACTATTGAGATGAATGAGAAGTTTAAGAGCCTTGATGTATATCTTGACACCCAACCCAAGGATCAGAAACAATCATCGGAAGTCTTAAAGAGAACCTTCAAGGAACTATCACAATGAAAAGACTACTAATCGTATGCCTATTCTTGGCTGGTTGCCAGTCTACCGCAATTACAACAAAAGTGGAAGTCATAACACCACCAGAGCAAATGTATGATTGTCCTATCAAGACAAAGTGGCCAAACTATAAGACACTAAATGACACCGAGGTGGCCAAAACGATTGTTGAACTCTATAAGAATAACACTCGTTGTAAGGCCTCCATCGATGCCATTCGTAAGTATCTAACGGATTCTAAAGCCCGTATTGAGCGTTAGAGTTTGGTTGGATCCGTTGGATGTGAAGCGTTGGTGACATTGTTGTCCTTAGCGGCAACACCAACACCAACTAGACCTAGAAGAAATGGCCATACTTCATCCAATGGAGGAAGTGGCATTGACTCTGGCCATACACCAGCGAACTTTAGACCATAAGCAAGCAATGGAATCAAAGCCATCACTGTGGTCTTCCAGTTAGCAGTTAGGTTTGCGAGGTTCATAAGAAGCTCCATAATATCGTCCGGAATTGGACAATACTATTTAGTGAATACAAAGTTTAAAGTAATCCGTCTCTCATGTATTCTAGGTGGAGAACTGGCGTGAAGTGTCTGTAGATCAAATAGAACACCCTTTCCCTTCTCCGGTGACACCGTAGCACGTTTGGTCACCGTTTCTGATGGAAACCTCTCATTGAACATATATGTAGGTCCATCAGACTTGTCAACATAGTATAGAAAAATTTCTCCTTCACCAATCGTATCTGTCTTTTCATCATACACGTCCACATGTGGTGTATGGAAATGACCGTCTGGATAGTCAGGCTGTCTCATATACATGTTAGCCTTCATACGAAACAGCCTTTTCATGAAAGTTCGTTTGGTGTGTCTCTCCAATGCACCTACGATTGGTGCAAAGTATTTGAAATACTCTGACTGTGGTTTAAACTCATCAAACAACATATTCACAAAGAACGGCGTTTCTCTCGTACCATTTATATGATTAGGATAGTTTGGTATGTAAGAGAAGTCACACGTATTGTCTTGATAGAACCACGGTGTTCGGAGCGCCGAGGTTTCAATCAAGTCTTGTTCATTCTTCGTAAACAGGTTATCGATGACAATCATGTTTGTTCCTTGTTATAAGGGAACTTTCCATTCCACTTTGAGCATCTAGGTTGTGAGGTACATTCACGACATATGGGAACATCAACCGCTTGACCATCTTTTCTGACCACTTGACCATCGAAACTATAACCATTCTTGTTCCATGGCAGGTTTCTTTCCCACGGCTGTAGACCTCTTTTATATCTATCTGTCGCCGTTATAGTACCTTCAATAGGATCAGATGACGATGTTAGTTCCTCTATCTTCTCATCAGGTATTTCTGGATACAGATTTTTATGCCAGAACTGTTTTACTGATGGAATGCTCTTATCATTACCATATGTTAGAAAGTCATTACACTTACCTGAATCCAACCACCATGACAATGGTTCACCATCAGCATGAATAGCATTGACAGGACAAGCCTTGATACAATCATCACAACCAACACATCTGTTCCATAGTTTGTAGTTTACTCTAGTATGGGTTGGTATCTCGGTGATCTTCTCATCAAACCTGAAAGCGGCAATATGATGATCAAAACCAAACTTGTAAGAATAGATCAGAGAGTTTCTAGCACGAACGCCAAGACCTGCCAATATGGCAGCTTCTTTATAGTTGGTGTGTATCTGGTGAAACTTGTAATTCGTTTTGCTAAGAATATCTGTAGACTCACCATACAAGGTATAATCCCAAGTATGACCTGATCGTATCAGGACTATAGCTTCGGTTTCTTTAAAGTATATGTTGTTGGTGAAGTTTTCTGGTATGTAAAGGTTGATTAGTTTAATAGGATGTAGGGCACATCTTCTTAGTGCTTCCGCAGAAAGATACCCTACATCCCATTCATCTTCGTTAAAGAGACTTTTTATCTCGTTAAACGAAATGGTCATTAGTTAATCTGATAGATTGCCGTACCACATGATGGCTTGATCACAGGAGAACGTTCCCATGGACGAAGCCAACCATAGTGCCAGGTTCCACCAACACAATACATACCACGATGAACCGGAACAGACCAGTCACCAGCGAATGGTGGATCTTGCACAGGATTATAGTATGTTCCATAAGGAACATGATTGTGGGCGAAAGCCGAGGTGCTAAAAAGCACCACAGCAATCATAGCAAAGTAGCGGATCATAGACCTAGAACACCTAGACCTAGTAGACCACGCTTGCCCTTTGGAGTGATATCAATAGAGATATCAGAACCATCGTTGTCAACGTCAACGTCAGCGCCTGGAGGTGCAGTAACAACTAGACCATGTGGAGTGTATTGTGCTGCTGGTGCATAAACACCATTGCTCTTAGTAGCGCCTGGAACAGCAACGGTCTTTCCGTTGTGAGTTTCATCTAGGGTTGTTAGAGCGGAAGCGGAAACAGTTAGACCTAGAACTAGGGCGGCTGCTAGAAATACCTTATTCATTATGTTCACCTTTATGTTAGAAAATGTGTTGTGATATCACCATCAAACTAATCCAAGCCCAGATGGTATTGAAACCAACTAGTGTTGGCAACAACTTCTTATTGCTGGCCCAGATTAGTGAGAGTGACGTTGCTAGGGTTAGGAAGTATAACCACCAGATTTGATAACCCCAAATCAAACCTGGAATGATGATGATTGCTTTTGCTGCCCATGATAGGGCTTCGACAATATTGTAGTTTGTCCAGTATTCTTTAGTAAACCACATGCCATAACAATCACGTATCTTATCGAAACCTGAATGCCCATATACGATTACAATTGCAACTAACCAAATACTAGTTGCTATCAACGCCTGCTGTGTTATCACGCTCTACCTCATTCACAAAGTTTTCTGGGTGCTTCAAAATTTCCGCAACAAACTTACAAAACTCTAAAATCTTTTCTTTGTCGTAATTGGCTCCCAGCTTACCTTCTTCACGAATGTATGATGACAGAAGGCAATATGCCTCTGAAACGGCGGAATGGCTAACCTTATCTTCTACGAGCATTTCTATCTCCCTTAACATTTAAACTTTACGACGGCATCTTTCCACTCGCCGCCCATTGGTACTTGCGCTTGAACCGATTTAAGATGACAAACACGGGGTTCAACTTTCATCTGGTGCGTTTCACACTCACCTGACTGTAGGCAAATGCTGATAACAGCAAATACTAACTCTTTCATGTTATGCTCCATATATTGTTAATGATGAAAGGTACATGATACCTAACATCAATGTGCCTCCAATAACCGCACCTAATAGTTTCAACTCTAAATTGTCATTCACCTTGCGACTGGGCAACGGCTCTGTGATAGTACCGGTCGAATATTGACAAACGATCTTCTTCCGAGTAGCATTCGGGAATTGGATAACCTTTGACTTTTTGCCAGACATGTTCAGCCATCTCCAATGTAAATTCACGATCTAGTTGTTCAGCGGTTTTGTTTAATGGTACCCATATCGGTACACCAGGTATCTCATCCATGCTTAGTCCTATTATGATAATACACCATCATCTCACAAAGTTCAATAGTTTTTTTGATGTCGTCTTCATCTATTCTCTGTTCCGCCAAAATCATCAATTGCTCGTTCCTGCTCTCGCAGGTACTGATTTGACGGAGTATCTCTAAACAATCTTCCAGGTCTTCGTTTAACATCTCGAACATGACTTGTCTCCTTCTTGCGGATCCAATCGGTACATGCTCTAATTTGCTGATCCGTGATTTCCCCATTACAAACTGGCTTCATCTTCGGATACATAAAAATTTGATCTAGTATAGGTATAGTCATATAAAGAAAAATGAAGACCGCACCAAAGGTAAACGGTCTAGTTTCATACCATCTTTTGAGCATAGTATTATTTAGTATGGTTCAATTTCTCATCAACCCATTTCTGGTAATCATCATGGTTGGAGAAATATGATAACACAAGGTCAATAGCATCACGCATTTCATCATCTTCCGCATGATGATAAGCAGACTTTAGATTTTGTCTTGTGATTTCATCCATAATGTCATAGTCGATTTCAAGTGTAAACTTATTCATCTTGCCACCTTATTGAGTGCTTTGAGATCATCGGACTCGGACAATACCTGAAGCCCACCTTTGTTATACAACGGCATAACACGTTTAGCCTTCGCTAGAATTTCATTGCGAGTTTCTTCGGACTCTTTGTGTATGTTAGCCATAACGGAACGATTGGCTGTAGCATTAGGACCACCGTTACAAACTTCACGTAAGGAACGCTCATGTTCTTTTGTTGATCGTTCTACCTGTAGTGAAGCAGAATAGTCGGAACGCCATTTAGTGTCTTTGGTCTTCTTTGCTTTGATTTGTTTTGGCGATACGCCCATCTTGATCAGCCATGCATCATGCTCGGAACGGTCATGTTTCCGTTGCTTGCGTTTGCGATAGTTGGTCGTGGTGTAATAGACAGGTAAGAGTGCCATAGAACCTCCATAATCTGACCATTATAGAGGAGTCCTTTGTGAAAGTCAAGTGCGACATATTGTCACACCTTGTTGTCATTCATCAGGAACATCATTAGGATTATTAGGTAGGGGAACTGTTCCTGTAGCACCACCATATGACATAGCTACACCAGGTCTTGACGTTTGCCATCCTTTTCTATAACCATCAGATGGAGGCGGAGCACCATTCATTTGGGCTACGCTTTCTTCATATGTACCTGGACCAAGCGAACGATTTTCGGTCGTCATTGCCATTTGAGCATTAGCCGTGTGGGATACCAGAGTTAAGATCAAGATCAAATATCTCATCATACATTACTTTTTCTTTCTAAAGAGATACCATTGTAGTCTTACGAACCCAATGACACGGTTGATATAGTCTGTCAGATAAACGTCACGCTTGTTATTAAGCAGCCAGAGTCTATCGTAGTCCTCTTGATACGCCGTTATCAGATAAGCAGCCTTGCGAGGAACAGACATACATTTAACATGATTGTTCTTCTCAATCCAATCTGCTAACTCGTGCAGTTGTTTGATTATTTCGTCGTGGTCATTCATCTATTCTCTCGCCTACTTCATTGACGTGGAAACCAGCACGGACTTCTAATTCATCCTGTGTTTGTTTATAGAACTTGAACACATGATTACAATACCATCTGTCCCAGTCTCCACCGTCAAACTTTTGTTCTTTCAAATATTCATCAAACAGTTTGTTATACTCTTTTTGTGTAATGGTTTTATTTTGACCGGCAGCTACCATACGGCAACCTCTTTGTTTATTTGTCCGAATGCCAATGCGTGATACATTCTAACCGACCTTGCTCCCTTTTCAGAGAGGACTCATAACTCCGCTTTCATCATTGTATCAGAACCAAAACGCATACGCTTCAATAGCATACTTGTTTCTGGTAGAATACGGTTCATAAAATATTCTGCGGTATTGTGTCTGTCCTTATCGTCAGTCATCTTTACATAATTCTCTTATTAGTTCGGCAATCTTCAAACAGTTTTCAGAGTTATACACATTAGACCAATATGCTTGATCTTCACCGTTTGTTGGTCGTTTGCTGAAATACTGTGACGTTGATTCTAACCATAATATTGCTTCAAACGCTGTCATTCTACAATCTCCTCATAACCACGATGCTTCGTAATAGATAGAACGATATT